CTAAGATGTCATTTGTTGAAATGATGAAGTTGGTTCGCGAAAGTGGCGGACAACAGGCGATTGATCCACTTGATGATACACTTTGGACTTGGGCAAACAGAGTTGCAGTTTCAAAAGTTGAAGAAACAAACAAACAAGAAATTTTTGCTGCAATATTATACGAAAGAAACGGCGGTCGTTTTGAAATGTATGACGTTGTTGAAAAAGGTTTAAACGAAGGCAAAGAGTGCAACTGCGGTCCAGACTGTGCATGTAAAGGCAATTGCGGCGACGACTGCAACTGTGGTCCAAACTGCGACAAATAATTTAAAATAAACAAAAAGCCGGTATTCAAGTGCCGGCTTTTTTTATGACGTAAATATCTACATGCAATCACTAGAACAGCCGTTATCAATCGTAGGAAATGCAGAAAGCATTTTTCAAAAAGAATATGGGAAGTTAATTGATTTAAATCCTACCGTTAGATTTAATAGAGCAGATATAATTGATAATAACTGCCAAGGATCTAGATGGGATTTTTTGGCATCAAGTGAAATTAATACCTTTGAAAAATACAATATCGAGATTCCAAAATTCCACACACTATTATTCACTCCAAACAAGAAAGAATTTGAATACAAGGTTAATAAAGTTAAATTTCAATCAAAAATTTTACATCTTCCTCTAGTACAATCACAAGAATTAGAAGATGTATTGCTTGCTCCTCCATCTACTGGATTACAAGTTTTATACTTTCTGGACAGTATTGAAAACAAAGATGTACATATTTTTGGATTTGATTTTAAACAGACGAAAACTTTTTACGAAATAAGAAACAAAGGTAAACATAATTTTAATAAAGAAAGAAATCTAGTATTATCCTTAATTGAAAAAAATAATTGGAAATATTATAGTTGACAAACACACCAAGAACATATATAATAACAAAATAACTAGGAGAAACACATGTCAAGAAGTTACGGCCCAGAAGAAAAAGCAAAACTAGAACGCCTAATCAAGGAAGGTTCTAATGTCCTACGAGAAGTAGAAGATTTGAACGAAGGTCTTAAGGATACTGTAAAAGCAGTAGCAGAAGAATTACAAATCAAACCAAGCACAATTAATAAAGCAATCAAAATTGCACACAAGGGTGATTGGGCAAAACACGAAGAAGAGTGGAACGACATTGAGGGTATATTAGGTATCACCAAGAATCTTCCAGACGATCAAAATTAACAGTAAAGGTTAATGAATATTTTGGAACAAGTAAAAGCCTTCTGGCTAAACTCATACCATAGTGATAAAACTGCATTTTCTTTTGAACTTGTAAGTTTTATATTCACAGTTAGTGCTAGTTTAACCCTAGCAATCAACGCCAAGGATCCAAACATGCTCTATGTGTACCCAGGATTCTTTATAGGTAGCATAACACAATGCTACGCATCATTTAGACGAGGTGCAGCATGGGTAATGATGCTGACATTCTATTTTAGTTTGGTTAACGTGTTTGGATTCGGTGTCGCTTCAAATTGGTGGTAAAACACTTGACAAATAGATAACAGTGTGTTATATTATACATAATGCCTAAACAAAGAAAGAAACAATCAATGCAGGACTATAAAAATGTATCCCATTATGACCCTAAAATTCACACGAAAACTAAGGGCGGTTATGGGTTTGGTATGAAAAAAGGTGCGAAGGAAGAACAATACGAAAGTAGCGGAGTTAATCTAGCATCGGTATTTGGTTGGGAAGTTCCTGATCATCTAAAGCACATCAAAGAAGCGATTGATAAACGTAATGGAAAATAATAATATTATTGTTTCTAACAACATAGGACCTAACGGCGAGCCTGTTGATAGAATTTATGGCGGGACTCACAATAATCTAAGATTAGTACAAGCAGATTATACAGACTACAAAGGCAAGATACACAAGAAGCAACTTATTCTAAAGGGATTAGACGGAAATAATTTTAAATCATACTGCTTTGTCACTGACGATGGTAGATGGTTTGATAGAGGTGGCATACCGATGTTGGCTCCCGATGATGTTGTAGAAGAAGAGGAGGCACAGGATGAAGTTGGACTCGATACTTAAATGGACTGCAACGGTGATCCTAATCATAGGAACATTTGTCAATGCAACATTTCCTAATTTATATCCTCTAGGACCAGCACTACTTGCCGCGGGCGGTATAGTTTGGTTGATAGTTTCGTTCATGTGGAAGGAGCCTGCACTAATAGTTACAAATGGTGTGTTGAGTGCAGTTGGCATAATTGGAATCACTCTCTTTTATCTTGCATGATAGATTATAAGGATATATAATAGTGAAGAAGGTGTTGTCCGCCACTAAAGGACTTTTTGGTATTTGTCAGCCTAAAATGACATGTAAGGAGAAAAAATGAGTTACGTAGACGCTTGGTATAATCGAGACCAAGATCAAATCAATATCGTAGAGCGAGACGAAAAGGGCAATCGCCACTATCGCGAATATCAGCCAAGGCACATATTCTATTATAAGGATCCTAGGGGAAAACACACATCCATTCATGGAGAATCCTTACAACGTGTAACTGCTAAAAACATCAAAGAACTGCGCAAGGAACTTGCGATCCATTCCAACAAAAAATTATATGAGAGCGATATTAATCCAATCTATCGTTGTTTAGAGGACAACTATCTAAATGTAGATGCTCCTAAACTAAATGTTGCATTTTGGGATATTGAAGTTGACTTTGATCCTGAACGTGGTTATGCTTCGCCAGAGGATGCATTCATGCCAATTACTTCCATTGCTGTTCATTTGCAATGGATGGAAGAACTAATCTGTCTTGCTATTCCACCTAAGACACTATCAATGGCAGAAGCACAAAAAGCCATTGAAGGGATTCCAAATACAATACTTTATGAAAATGAAGCGGATATGCTTGATGCGTTTTTAGATTTGATTCAAGACGCTGACGTGCTAAGTGGTTGGAACAGTGAAGGATTTGATATGCCCTACACTGTAAATCGTATTATCAAAGTATTAAGTGCTGACGATACTAGGCGCTTGTGCTTGTGGGATCAAAAGCCTAAGAAAAGAACATATGAAAAGTTTGGTAAGGAATCTACAACCTACGATCTAATTGGTCGTGTGCATATTGATAGTTTGGAACTGTATAGAAAGTACAACTATGAAGAACGACACACATATAGACTAGATGCTATTGGAGAACTAGAAGTAGGCGAAAAGAAAACTGTATATGAAGGCAGCCTTGACGCACTATACAACAATGACTTTAGAACGTTCATTGAATACAACAGACAGGATACTGCACTGCTCGATAAACTAGATAAGAAATTAAAGTTTATTGATCTTGCAAACACTATTGCACACGAAAACACTGTGCTTATACAAACCACAATGGGTGCTGTCGCTGTTACAGAACAGGGCATCATTAACGAAGCACACAGAAGAGGCATGATTGTTCCGAACAGAGTGAAGCGAGAGCCAGGCAGTGAGCCTGCGGCCGGTGCTTATGTTGCGTATCCTAAGAAAGGCATTCACGAATGGATTGGATCAGTTGACTTGAATTCACTGTATCCTTCCGTGATTCGTGCATTAAACATGGGTCCGGAAACTGTTGTTGGACAACTAAGACAGGATGGAACAAAAGCACACATCGAAAGTCAAATGGGTAAGGGCAAGTCATTTGCGGCTGCATGGGAAGGCATGTTTGGCAGTGTCGAATATACTTCTGTAATGGAAAAAGAAATAGGCAGGCAGATTACCATTGACTGGGAAAACGGAGATAACGACACATTAAGTTCCGCACAAATTTATGATCTTATTTTTGAAAGCAATCAACCATGGATGCTAAGTGCGAATGGTACAATCTTTACATATGAAAAGGAAGGTGTAATACCTGGACTGCTCGCACGTTGGTACAAAGAACGTAAGGAGATGCAGGCCAAGCAAAAGGAAAGTCAAGCCGCTGGCAACAAGATTGAAGAAGAGTATTGGGCAAAGCGACAGTTGGTTAAGAAGATTTTGCTTAACAGTTTGTATGGTGCTATTCTAAATCCAGGCTGTAGATTCTTTGACAACAGAATCGGTCAGAGTGTTACACTTACAGGCAGAAGCATTACCAAGCACATGGCTGCAAAGATCAATGAAATTATTACGGGTGAATATGATCACACTGGCAAGGCCATTGTTTATGGTGATACAGATTCTACATACTTTAGTGCATATAGTACATTGAAAAAAGATATCGATTCTGGAAATATTCCTTGGACAAAGGATAGCGTTGTTGAATTATATGATACGATCGGCGAAAACGCAAATTCAACATTTCCTAAATTCATGGGAGAAGCATTCCATTGTCCCAAGAAGCGTTCGGAAGTAATTGCGGCAGCACGTGAAATTGTTGCCAGCAAAGGATTGTTCATAACTAAGAAAAGATATGCAGTTCTTTATTATGATATCGAAGGACACCGAACTGATACGGAAGGAAAGAACGGAAAGATTAAAGCAATGGGCCTTGATTTGAAACGTTCTGATACTCCTGTAGTAATTCAAGACTTTCTGAGCAATGTACTTGAAATGGTACTAGCAGGTAAGGAACAACAAGAAGTACTAGATTACATTACAGAATTTAGAACAGAATTCAAAACAAGACCTGGTTGGGAGAAAGGATCTCCCAAACGTGCAAACAAAATTACTGAATATCAGGCAAAGGAAAAGAAAGCCGGTAAGGCTAATATGCCAGGCCATGTGCGAGCAAGTATTAACTGGAATACACTCAAGCGTATGAACGGCGACAAATATTCCGTGAACATTACTGATGGTGCGAAAGTCATTGTCTGTAAGGTAAAGGATAATCCAATGGGGTACACCAGTGTTGCGTATCCTGTGGATGAATTAAGGCTTCCAGATTGGTTTAAGGAATTACCTTTTAATGACGCAGATATGGAAAATAGCGTCATTGATGAAAAACTTGGTAACTTAATTGGAGTGTTGGAATGGGATATCAGTTCAACCCGTAACGACAACAACTTTAATAAATTGTTTGATTTTGATTAACTTTGGTGAAAAAAACTCTTGCAATAAACACAAAACCTAAATATAATGTAAACATAAGGAGAATTCAATGAAAGACATTTTACAAGATATTGTTGGTCACACACAGAACTTAGGTTTCCTAACAACTGTCAAGGTGACCGGTGAAGAAGATAAGACTGCAATGTTTTCCATGGCTGATGATAGATCAGTTATTATGGAAGCAGAAACACACAATCCGTATCCGGATATGATTGGCACGTTTGGTATGCCACAACTACAAAAGTTAAAATACTTAATCGATGGTAGCGAATACAAAGATGATGCCAAGATTAGTATTACAACAGCAGAACGTAATAACGAAACTATTCCTGTAGGAATCCACTTTGAAAACAAGGATGGAGACTTCAAGAATGATTATCGTTTCATGAACATGGAAATTATTAACGAGAAGATGAAAACCGTTAAGTTCCGTGGTGTTAACTGGGACGTGGAAGTTGTTCCTACACTGGCAGGCGTTCAGCGTTTTAATTTCCAGGCTGGTGCTAATCCAGAGCATCCAACATTCCTAGCAAAGACTGAAAACGGTAATCTAAAGTTTATCTTTGGCGATGCATCAACACATGGTGGTGAATTTATTTTTGCTACAAATGTGGAAGGAAAACTTGATAGAGGCTGGACTTGGCCTGTTGCGAGCATTCTTGCAATTTTAAAAATTGCTGATGTTAATAATACTAAGATGAGTATTTCAAACGAAGGGGCCATTCAGATCACGCTTGATAGTGGATTGGCAAATTACAAATATATCATTCCAGCACAGGCGGCCTAAATAAAGTTATGAAAAAACCAGTCAATCTAACACCACTACAGAAAGACTACGCAGTGTATTTGCCTGCCATTAGTTCTTTCTTCAGCACTTATATTGCTAAACAACGTAAGGAAGAGTTCGTTCCAAAGGATCGTATTCCGCAGGGTTTTGATCGCGGCATCG